GGACAAAACAATAATCAATCAACATACTGCGAAGAGCGTGTACCCAATGAACTAATCTGTTTAGCTAAAACCTTCAGTTCCGTAGAACCAATGATTTGTTCACCGACGTTCAATGGAATTTTACAAATTTCTGCATGATCTTCAACGCGTGCGTCTAAACCAACAGTATCTTTGTACTTCTTCACAAAATCAGCATTGTCGAAAATAATACCATCATCACCCTGGAGTATGCCTTTGGCATTAAATACAGAAAGTAAACCAGCGTGGATACAAGTATTGCCAGACAAAGTATGTCTTTGGCCGCTTGACCATGCAACGCCAGGTTTCATTCGCACTCCACTTTTCGGTTCGATCAACACGGGAGAAACAGATAGATTGTCGCTTATATATTCTGAAAATTCTGGCATGTAAACGGCATCAGCAAACGCTTTTATTGGCTCCGCCGGGAGGGACCTATCCCAACCCGTAACATCATAACCAATGACACCAGTAACCTTAACACGTCGTATCTCAGCTTCACTCGCACCCAAAAGATGCATAAAAGAAGGATCGACAGTGTATCGGGAACACGCCATCAAATCATCAAACAACACATACTGAATTTTCTCATCTACAACCAGTTTAAAACTGGAAGCGATATGATCTAAAAGAACAAGGGGGAATTCAGGAACAGCAATTGACCGTATCCGAAAATTTAAAAATTTTCCAATGGCAATCGGATCATCTTCCTTAGCCACTGCACGTATGGGAATTGGTCTCTTGTGTAATGAACAATCAGTAGTTAGCTTGTAGATGGGCAAATCAAACAAACAACCACCAGCGTCCAAAAATTTCAAGCACATCTTACAAAAATCAGACTTTTTCGAATAGTGTTTTTTCGTGATTTTCAATTCTTTCACGAGCGGCAACTCGTAAAATTCAGGATAATCCATAGAACACAAGGCACTGGTCATGCCTACAGCAGTCTTCATTTTGGCGTAAAAACGCAAAGCCACAACAAACAAAACCTCAAACTCATCAACTTTGCACCTTTCGACTTTGTACTTTCGCAACCTCTCAATGCGTCCATTCTTCTCTGAACGCAAAAACAAACCATCAAAATCAGAACCAACAAAAAGATGCCGAGAAGTAGGACAATATCGTGAGAATAACTTACTCTCCTTTGAGGTTTTTGAAGGCACGACGTAAAGAACGCCATTTTCAATAACCCTACGAACATAGTCCTTAACACCGGTCGCCCATTTTGCAAGATAAACTGGATCCGCCACGGGCTTTTGGGTGAACTCTCCAACAGCAGAAATAACAGACAAAGAAGAACCAATAGCATCAGCATGGGTACCATACGGCAATTGAGAAAACGCCCTATCAACATAAGAATGATCGCCTTTTATGTCTTCAAGAGACACATGAAGCAAGGTCTTTCTGTAAAATTCAGGATTAATCTCAACGTCTGAAACACCCACCTTTTTTCCCGAAACAACCGACAAAAACAAACAAAAACAATCACGGCACATGTCGTAAGGAGTTAACTTACAACACTGCTGACAAATTCTCATTCTTTCGGTTTTTTGTTCCGCTTCTTCTTCGCGGTCTTGGTCTCTCCTAACGAGGGTACCGCTGTAGCCGCACCCTCTGGTTTCTTGATCTTCTGTTGCTCGGACACTTTCGCTGGTTCGGACGGCTTGTTTAACTTTCCTCCTTGCACCGTAGACTCTTTCGAATCGGCCAATGGCATGCCTTCCGATGCAGGCAAGGAGGCTTGGGAGTTTAAAGCTTTAGTAGCAGAAGATAGAAAGGCTTCTCGAGCAATCCCCGAAGCATCCGCTTGAAAAACAACGACAGTCACAACATCAGAAGGCACGACAGGAAATGCTACCGCAACATTGTGTGGAGAAGGACCCTGCCGCAATATGCCCGTGTGGACACCGATGAAAATGGATCGCATGCCGCGACGCAAGAACAAACTCGCGCCACAGATTCCATCATACGTGTCAACACTGTGTTTAATCAAACCTTCGTTGCGCATGTCAATCGTAGCGCCAGGGCCGGACTGTGGTACTTTATCAAACATAGCTAGTTCAATAGCCGAGAATTTCTCAACAGAAGAAGGTGGCACCAAATTTGGATTACGCACACGAAAGTGCGTTGCCAAATTATTGTAATCAATAGACCCAATGGGAATAACGATAAAAGCGAAACGCGTCTGTGCATCGGCACAAGTGCGCGTAGGAGTGATCAAAACATCGATCACCTTAGTACCAGTTTTCACGCCAATCAACCAGGTACCACGCACCATACTCTGCGCCTGTTTTTCCTCCTTGGTATAGAAACAATCGTGAGCCAAAGTAAATCCTTTGGAAAAATGGCAAATTGTAGTTTCAACATCAACAAGAGGCTGCACTTCTTCCGATTCCATAACAACATAATCAAATGTAATTGGAACGGGCAACACATTTTCAATCACAGTCTTTGTGACAAAAGACTTGATAAATTGTCTACGACAAACAGTGATTTGTTCGACAACGGGAACACAAGAACCCGTGCGATCAATTGTGCGCCCTTCACGAATCAAAGATTCATTCTCGCCATCGTCATCATCATACCCATCATCATCTTCATCAATACCATCAGCCTGAGCATGAGGATTCAATCCTTGCTTGTGCCGGATATTGTGAGAAGTACGCGGACCAGATCCACCAGCAGCCATGCCCTCTTCCTGAGCAGCAAAATAGTTTGGCATGGTTTCGGTACGGCGAGCACGTTCGACATCAACTTCACTAGAACCTTTGTCCATTTTGGCCAAAATAGACTTCAGCGTAGGAAAAGGTTCAACTTCATGATCAGGAGGAGCCTCCGTCACAGATTCAATGAGCATACCATTTCTGGTTTCCCAGTCCTCCATGGCAGTACGCAATAGCCCCATAGCTTGCACCATGCGACCCTTCTTTCCAGCAGCTACGCTTTGAAAAGGACGCGTATCATTCCCCCCCACTGCACCAGACAAAAAGAAATCTTCAGTACCAGCATTGCGGAAAAACACATTATTCCCTGCACTGTTGGAAACCTCAAAAGAAGCGGGCATCCAAGTATATTCGGAATTACCGATAGTTTGCAAACGGGCACGACCTTCGTTTCCGATGGCCATCAACTCGTAGACATGATCCGGAACAGATGGGGCACTCATGATGTAAGCAATCTCAACAGGAGCGATCGCGACATCAAGCGCCTTCTTTGCGCCCAAAACTTCTTTCAATTTACGTATTCGTTCATCTCTAAGCTTTGCACCTACTGGATTCCTCACGGAAATCACAGTAGGCATGCGTCGAGTGGCGAACAACTGAGTTTTCTTCTGTTTGCCTAGAACAACAGCAGTCTTCTCAATGATCTCAGTAGGGATTAACTGAGGATTCTCCACAGCATTCAGTGTTGACCAATCCGTCTTCTCAACATCACTCAACTTCATCTTCGCTGTACGAAAACGTATGGAAGATTCATTATCAGAAGCTAAAAGCTGTATCGCCGCAACCGGCGCCTCTGCAGCTTGAGCTTTGTTCTTGGTAATGTTGTCAACAATGGCTTGTTCTTCTGCGGACAATTTCTTTGGTGGCAATGGAACACTCTCGACTTTCTTCTTCTTTCCTTCCCGTTCAACAACAGGTTCATCACCTTCACGTTTAATGGGGGGAACTGCGCTTTCATGTTCAATAACAGGTTTTGCCTCAGAAACCCCGCAACACCCCTCACGAGAAACGGTAGGAAATTTTTGTTCATATGAATACTCAGCAAATTGACGTATAAACTTGCCAAAAGTACAACTGAACATATCAGATCGAGAAGGAACAGTGAAATTGGTCTCGAATTCTCGTAAACCCATTTCCATGGTTTTTTTGTTCAACGGATTGACCTCACCGGTGTTCATGTGAGAAAAGTTGCTTGAAGGTTCATACAAAAACCCATAAACAAACGAACCCATAAGCGGGCTGTACAAGTTCACAAAAGCAACGATGGCTACCTTGCCATCAATTTCCATGCAATCCGTGTGGTTAACATGTGCCGGTAGCAATTTACGCATATTCTCTGCTCTGCGCCAATCACCACCAATCTTTTTTTCTTTGGCAACAACTAGCTTCAACCAACAATCCATGGCGATGGATGCTGCAACGATCGCGGGGTAACGCTGTATATTTTGTACAGTGTCTGGTGAAGCAGAAATGAACAATGAAAGAATTCTTGCATTCCGAAGTCCAATGTTGTAACCAAAAATCATCAGCGCGGTGTCACACACAAACCGAACAGGCGCAAAACCGTACAATCGCGTTGCAAAATCGGTCAAGTGACGATAAATCGCGCTATTCGCGCAATACACCGCTACATACCAAAAACCGCGACGGCACTGCACCCACAGTTGAGTAGGGAGATACAAGATTTGCGTAGCCAGGTACAAAGCCCAATGAAGAACTACTCCCAACCACGGAAATCCCCTCTGCCATGCTCGAACAGTGACATACACCGTGCGAGGCAACGTCACCAAGGCCACTGGAGCAAACAAAAGTACTGCTGTCG